AAATTCTAGTTGGAAAACAACCTATTCGCTACAATAGACATAGAAACATCCTTCACATTGATATGGATTGGGACAAAATAAACGTTGGGGATTATTTGTTGGTGCAAGCATATCAAGTGGTTGATCCAGACACATATACGGATATGTGGGGTGATAGATGGTTGCAAAACTATTGTACACAATTAATTAAACGTCAATGGGGAACAAATCTTACCAAATTCACTGGGATGCAATTGCCTGGTGGAGTTACATTCAACGGTGAGAAAATTTACGATGATGCCAACACGGAGATAGAAAAAATGGAAGAGGAAATGATAAATTCATTCTCGCTTCCTGTAATGGATATGGTGGGCTAGTTCGAAGCTTTTATAAATACTCTCTTTGATGGGAGGGAGTATGGAAAAATACGGATTTGTTTATATTTGGAGAGATAGAAAGCACAATCGGTACTATGTTGGTTCTCATTGGGGATCTAAAGAGGATGGGTATATTTGTAGTTCAGATTGGATGAAAAAAGCTTTTAAACGTCGACCACAAGATTTTAAAAGGCGGATACTAGAGCGCGTTGAGAATAATAGAGGAGATTTACTGGCAACAGAATATAAGTGGTTGAGTTTGATTAAGGATGGTGAGTTGGGTAAACGATACTACAACCTAACCAATCATCTAAACGGTCACTGGACAACAGACGAAGAAAAGCGGCTAACAGTTAGAGAGAAGTTATCAGCAGCGCAAAAGCGAAATTTTGAGGACCCAGAATATAGAGCAAAGTTTATGGATACAAGAAAAAAGCTACCTCCACAAACTGCTGAAGCAAGAGAAAAGCGGCGGGTGTCAATGTTGGGCAAAAACGTTGGCCGGCCAAAGACAGAAAAGTTTTATGAAGGCCGCAAGAAAAGAAAAGGTGTGGCCATTCACACAACCGAACGCAAGCAACGATTAAGAGAGACGAGCACATTTAAAATGTTAAACAAAACAAAAATATCTTGCAAATTCTGTGGTACTGAAGGCAATGTTGGTAATATTGCTCGGTACCACAATGATCGTTGTAAGTTAGTAGGATAATAAATGGCCACCAATTTTTTCTTCAACAATTTTCAGTCTAGTCAAGAGCAGCTGCTGATCGAAAATCTTATTATAGAATCGATCAAAATATATGGCCATGACGTGAAATACGTTAAACGCATTGTCCAAAACAAAGACAAAATTTACGGGGAAGACACCCAAACATCAAAATATAACAATGCTGTTGATGTGGAAATGTACATCAAAAACGTTGAAGGGTTTCAAGGTGAAGGCGATTTCTTATCAAAATTCAACCTTGAAATTCGTGATCAAATAACATTTACCATTGCACGCAGAACATTTAATGATGAGGTTGGTCAATACATGACCATTGATAGACCACGGGAAGGGGATCTTGTGTATTTTCCTCTGAACCGTAAATTGTTTGAGATTAAATTTGTCGAGCACGAACCAATCTTTTATCAGATGGGTGCATTACAAATGTACGATCTCAAATGTGAGCTATTTGAATATAACGGGGAATTGTTTGAGACTGGGGAACCAGAGATTGATTCACTATATGAAAATAATTTCCTTGGTAGTGTGCAGTCACAGGTATTGTTGACAGATGATGATGTCTCTCAAGTTCTCACCTTAGAAAACGGTGATGTGTTTGCAACTGAAGGCGAATCTATTGAGGACATTGATACGGCTGCAGAGAATGAAACTATTCAAACTGAAGCAGAAGACTTCTTGGATTTTTCTGAAACAAATCCATTCAGTGAAGGCGGGAGATTTTAGTGTTTGGACATAAATTTTATCACGGCTCAATCAGAAAATATGTTACCTTATTTGGTACGCTGTTTAACGACATTCAGATCGATCGTTTGGATTCCAATGGTGGCACCTATCAAACAATTAAAGTACCTATTAGCTATGGACCAAAAGAGAAGGTATTGGCAAGATTAGATCAAGATCCAAACATTGATAGGAAGTATGCAGTATTGTTGCCAAGGATGTCATTTGAGTTAACAAATATCAACTATGCTGGTGATAGAAAGTTAGCAACAATTAACAGAAATGTTCATATAAACACATCAGACGAAAAGACAATAAAATATCAATACAATCCTGTTCCGTATGATATGATGTTCACATTAAGTATTATGGTCAAAAATGCTGAAGATGGAACAAGGATAGTTGAACAGATTCTACCATTCTTTACTCCTGAATGGACCCCAACAGTCAACCTTGTACCTGAAATGAATATATCAATGGATATACCAGTGGTGTTGTTGGATGTTGTTTCACAAGATACATATGAATCAAATTTTGAACAAAGAAGGTCTTTGACGTGGACATTGAATTTTATTCTTAAAGGATATCTATTTGGTCCTGTTAAAAAGGCTGGTATCATCAATATTGCAAATACAAACTTCTTTGATGCTACGTTGTATGACAATATAGATACAGCACCAGGCAATGCTGAGTTGCTTGAAACTGTAACAATAATTCCTGGTTTGACAGCTAATGGAGAGCCAACATCTAACAGTTCCATATCAGTAGATAAGGACGAAATACAGGCAAATGATAATTATGGATACATCATCACAACGACCGGTGGTTGATAAAATAGCTGAAAGTCTTGGTGTTGAACCTTTAGAAGATACGCAAGAACTTACTCAAGAGGTTATTCCAGCTGCAACAGTAGATCAAGTTGAGCAAGATTTTGAATATGCACGCGGCAATATGATTGCGGTAATAGAGAAGGGCCAAGAGGCTTTAGGTGATATATTACAAATTGCTCAACAATCCCAGCAGCCAAGAGCGTTTGAGGTTGTATCAGATCTTGTTAAAACACTAGCTCAGACAAACAAAGATCTTCTAGAGTTGATGAAACAAAAGAAAGATATAGAGAACAAAGACGGTCCAAAGACTGTCAACAACAATTTGTTTGTTGGTAGCACCGCAGAATTATTGAAGTTAATGAAAAAACAAGATGGATAAATCAGCCTATCACGGCAATCGACATTTAAAACGAACAGACATTGCAATTGAGTTTACTCCAGAAAATGTCAGGGAGTTTGCAAAGTGTTCGCGTGATCCAATTTATTTTATTGAAAGGTATGTAAAGATTATTAACGTTGATCAAGGTTTGGTCAACTTTATACCTTTTGATTATCAAAAAAACGTTATCACAACCTCAGTTGCTAATCGTTTTGTTATTTGTAAGATGCCTCGTCAGTGTGGAAAGACAACGGCAATTGTTGGTTTGATGTTGTGGTATGTTTTGTTCAATGAAGAATATTCTATTGCTATTCTAGCTCACAAATTGACCCAAGCACAAGAAATCATGTCGAGGATTCAATTGGCATATGAGAATTTGCCTAAGTGGTTGCAGCGAAGTATTATTGAGTGGAACAAACGTAATATAGAGTTGGAAAACAAATCAAAGATCATTGCATCATCAACAACTGCTAGTGGTGCTCGTGGTGGATCATACAATCTTGTGTATTTGGATGAGTTTGCGTTCGTTCCAAACAATATGCAAGAAAAGTTCTTCAGTGCAACGTATCCTGTAATTTCATCAGGTAAAACAACAAAAGTACTAATAACCTCTACGCCTAACGGGTTGAATTTGTTTTACAAGATGTGGAGAGATTCGGAACTTGGGCGGAATGATTATAAGCGAATATCAATTCATTGGTCTGAGACGCCTGGAAGAGATGAGAAGTGGAAAGAGGAAACAATCCGTAACACGAGTGTTGAGCAGTTTAGAGTTGAATTTGAAACAGACTTTGTTGGTTCATCTGCAACGTTGATTCATCCTGATGTGTTGAGGGCGCTTGTTTATGAGAAGCCGATTGCTATTCATAGTGACACAAGGATATATCAAGAGCCAATCAAGGATCATGTGTATTTTGCAACAGTTGACGTTGCGCGGGGTTTGGGTAATGACTATTCAGCTTTTTCTATATTTGATTGTACATCGGTACCATACCAGATTGTTGCAACGTATAGGTCCAATGATATAGCTCCTCTTCTGCTACCAGCGATTATAAAGTCTGCGTTAGAAAAATACAACAATAGTTACGTATTAATTGAGACGAATGATATTGGTCAGCAGGTTGCTGATATATTGCATTATGATCTTGAATATGAAAACTTGCTTACAACTGCAACGGATGAAAGATCTGGGGTACAGATTCTTACTAGCGGATTTGGTCAAACAGTGAAATTGGGTTTAAGGACTACTAAGCAAACTAAAAGATTTGGTTGTTCAAACCTGAAGTCATTAATAGAAAATCAAAAGTTGATTTTGAATGATGAGATTACTATTTACGAATTGATGAGGTTTATTGCTGTTAACAATTCATATGAAGCTGAAGATGGCAATGATGATACGGTAATGTGTTGTGTAATGTTTGCGTGGATAACACAGCAAAATTATTTCAAAGATTTGACAAATATAGACATAAGAAAGCTTCTTCAACAAGAGAAACAGCCAGAGATAGATGATGAAACAGTATTGTTTTTTGTTTCTTCTGAGGAGTTTGTAGATGAAGCTAACACCGTATTTTCAGTGAATAATGACAAGTGGTTGATGTTTCCCTCATAAATTCGTGAATTTATAAATATACTCATCGCTTGTAATAACAATAAATATAACGTTTTTTGAGGAGAAATGATATGCCATTTCAAGTTAGTCCTGGTGTAAATGTATCAGAAATCGACCTTACAACAGTTGTTCCAGCGGTTTCGACAACTGAAGGTGCGATTGGTGGCGTGTTTAGATGGGGTCCAATTGGACAACGCGTTCTTATCAGCTCTGAATCAGAGTTAGTAAACCGTTTTGGTAAACCAGCATCTTTCAACGCTGAAACATTCTTCACAGCAGCAAACTTTCTTTCATACGGCAATAAACTGTATGTATCGCGCGCTGCAAACACAACAAGTTCGGCAGATACCACTGTTGTAATTGATTCATCAAATGCTGCTTCTGTTTTTGCTAATGGAGCAACAATTTATCAAGCTGATTCGTCTGGTTCTAACATTGCTGTTGGTGAAATTTCATCAATCAGCGGTTCGAACGGCCAAATCACTGTTACAATGACAGAAGGTTTTTTCCAAGTTTACACTGGCTCAAACACATCACTACAAATTACAGACGGTAGTGCAACAGCTGCTGTAACTGTTGTAACAGAAGATCCAGTTGTAACAAGAACTGCTGTTGCTTCTTCAGGTCTTCCTGCAGATTATGCAACATTCATTATTAAAAACGAAGACGACTACAATACAAAAGACGATAACGGGGATTTTGCTGCAGATTCAGACACTCTATATGCTGCAAAATATCCTGGTGCTATTGGTAACTCGTTGAAGGTATCAGTTTGTGATACAGCAAATTCGTTTGAATCAACAATTTCTGCAAATGCTGGTGTTTCAGTATCTGTAGGATCTAACACAGTAACATTTGCAGTAACTGGTGCTAACTCAGCATCAAATACAGCAGTTACAGATATTATCAACGCTTTGACGGTCGGCGATGTTCTAACATTGGGCAATTCAACAATTGGTCAACAAAGAACAAACATTTCTTCGATTGGTAGCCTTTCAACAAATGCAACGGTTTCTTATGTTGAAGTACAAACAGAAGATTTGTTTGCGCTTTCGACAGCGTTCAGTGCAACTTCTGTGACGAGAAACTGGGAATACTACAACAGTGTTGACAAGACAATTGGAACGTCTGCTTATGTATCAGCACAAGGCAACACGTCTGCAAACGACGAATTGCATGTTGTTGTTGCTGACGAAGATGGTTTGATTTCTGGTGTACCAGGAACAATCCTTGAGGTATTTGAGGGTGTTTCGCGCGCTTCGGATGCAAAGTCAGAAGACGGTGCAACAATTTATTATAAAGATGTTATTAATCAAAATTCCAAATATGTTTGGTTCACAAACACACGTGGAAATGCTGCATCAAACACAGCTGTAAATGTTGCTTCTTCAACCAACACAAAGCCATTGACGATTTCGTTTGTTGGTGGTAAGGATGGTCAAGATGAAGCTAGCTGCCCAATCAATATTCTTACAAGTGCATATGATTTGTTTGCATCTGCTGAAGAAGTTGATGTTTCATTGATTCTGCAAGGAAAAGCACGTGGTGGTTCATATGGTGAGCAGCTTGGTAACTACATTGTTGACAACATCTGTGAAGTGAGAAAAGATTGTGTTGCATTCATTTCTCCAGACCGTGCAGACGTTGTGTCGAATGCTGGTGATGAGACGACAGACATGGTTCAATTTAGAAATGCATGTCGTTCGACTTCATACGCAGTAATCGATTCTGGTTACAAATATCAATACGACAAATATAACGATGTATACCGTTACATTCCATTGAATGGTGATATGGCTGGATTGGCTGTAAGAACGGATGAGACACGTGATCCATGGTATTCGCCAGCTGGTTTGAATCGTGGTCAAGTGAAGAACATCATCAAGCTTGCCTACAATCCAAACAAAGCAAACCGTGACATTCTGTACAAGAATGGTATTAATCCAGTTGTTACATTCCCTGGTCAAGGAACGGTGCTGTTTGGTGACAAGACGATGCTTTCAAAGCCATCAGCTTTTGATCGTATCAACGTACGTCGTTTGTTTATTGTTCTTGAAAAAGCAATTGCAACTGCTGCTAAATTCACCCTGTTTGAGTTCAATGATGAATTCACGCGTGCACAGTTCAAGAACCTTGTTGAGCCGTTCCTACGTGATGTTCAAGGTCGTCGTGGTATTTACGACTTCAAAGTTGTTTGTGATGAAACAAACAACACTGGAGAGGTGATTGATCGTAACGAGTTTATTGGTGATATCTACATCAAGCCTGCTCGTTCAATCAACTTCATTCAGTTGAACTTTGTTGCGGTTAGAACAGGTGTTGAATTTAGTGAGGTGGTGGGGCAATTTTAATATAGGATATTAATTGATAAAATAATTAAGCTGGGGCGTCGTAAGACCACCCAGCTTTTTTATTTGCACAACACCAAGCTAACGTTGAATATTTAATTTGTGGATGATGTTGTGCGGCCTCGCGAACAGAATTGTATATTTTTCCTTGGTAATAAACTTTTTTGCTAGCAGTCTTAATTTTGTTCATTTTTTGTTTATGGATACTTTTAATTGCAGGATTGCTCATAGGGTTGTTGTTTTTCATAAAGTTTGATTTGTTTTTACGACCGCTTGTTGTCAATCTACAGCCTTGTTCTTTTTTTATTTTCGACATCATATTTTTTGTTTGCGTTGTGTGATACTTACCCCACATACCATTTTTATCACCAGATAGGTTTGGTTTCCATCGTGTATATCCTTCGTTTAACATTACTTCAACTAATTCTTTTAATACTAATATTTTTTTATCATTTTTAACAAGCCATACCCTACCTTTTTTACGATCAGACATTATTTGTCGCATAGCGGGGGTAAAATTAATTGCACCTGATATGTTTTGATTCAACCAGTTTTCTTTATGCAAAACATTCATTCGGCGCAAAACAGTTTGTTCCCATATCAAAGATGCCTTTACGTTATTAAATGTCTTTCTAATTTTTCGAACATCGGGCATGCCGTGTTTTAACATTAAAGCATGCACAAGCTTCGAGGATGAAAAATAAGTTGTAAAAAAATCATCGGGTGTGCAACCTTTTTTATATCTTACACCGTAATACCAAAGATTCAATTTTTTCCAACCTATAAAATACGTATATGCTTTTATCATTTATTTTCTCCAACATAGAACTTGTTGGCTATTTATAATAAATAACGTTCTAAATACAATAGAAAATGAAGTTTTCTTTAAGGAGATTAACTCATGGCATTTAATGTAAACGAAATTAGAAGTCAGCTAACACTTGGAGGAGCGCGTCAGTCGCTTTTCCAAGTTACAATTCAAAACCCAGCAAACTCGGTTGCTGATATTAAGGTTCCATTCATGGTAAGAACAGCCCAGATTCCTTCATCGGATTTGGGAATCATTGAGGTTCCTTATTTTGGCCGTCGTGTAAAAATGGCTGGTGATCGTGTGTTTGCTGATTGGACAGTTACTGTAATTAACGATGAAGATTTTTTGATCCGCAATGCAATGGAAGAGTGGTCAAAC